ATCATGAGACTAAGACATAGCGAGTGCAAGTTGAGTCTCAGGCTTGAGATTGACTGCAATACCTAGTGTCTCAAGGTTCGCAATATCTTTATCATTGATAGTCTTCTTACCAGTGAGACTTGTGAGAGCAGCAGCATATTTTGGATCTAACACATAGTGTAGTTCTCTACCGAAGGCTTGTGTCTTAACTGTCTTGATGTTGGTCATGTTTGGAATCTCCTTTTATCTCTTATGTACTTATTATAGCAGTCCAAACTGAGATTGTGTTGAGATTTCAGCAATCCAAGACATCTCATTTGAGTCGCACATGAGTGTGAGTCTCAGTCTAATACAGCTTGATACTGTCTTGAGACTGGAACGCCAACAGATGGCGACACACTGGTCGAACGAGTCTAATGCGTCCATGTTGCATGATTGTGAAGTCGCACTACCCGCACTTGACCAGTCTCACGCTGCGTCTACAGTAGAATACGTCCTTGTTGCCGTTAGACTCATCAGAATCATGCGACTCATGAGACTGAAAGTTCTATAATAACATTAGTGTCAATGGGGGAACCCTGACCTTGTACACGTCGTATATCGACCTCTCAAATTTCTGTCATTTTTTACGGAATAATGACTCTAAATACTGTTTTTTTAGTTGTAATCGCTGCTCTTTGAGGCTCAATAACGGCCACTTGTTGACTTTAAGGGCGACTTTTATCTTCCTCCATCGAGCTAGCAAGGCCCTTTCGAGGGCTGCAAATAGCTTCATGTTGGTTAGTTGGAGTAGGTTATTAAGGAATATCCACTCATAGGATATTAGGTACAGGAGAGGAGTCCACCCTTCTCTTCCCCTGTATAAGTGCGTGATCGACCTAACGCCAGTTATAGTGGTCGTTGTAGTCGTCTAGACCCATACATTCACGCCTTTGGTCTAAATCATAGCCCATTACGAGGTGATTTGCACTCGCTTGAGGGTTATCTAGGAACTCTTGAAGTGTATGTTCCCATTCTTCGGCCTTTCTAAGCCTTATTTGGTCTTGTGCGGAGATAGATAGGGCATCTGTAAAGTATTTTACACCCTGAGCAAGGCAATCAAGCCTATCATCGTGTTTTACAGCCCTTTTATCCCTACACATGCGGCTCATTTGATAAAATAGCATATAGAGGAGCCGCTCTTCAGCTGGACTGTCTTTGTTGGACGCATAGTCCCAGTCAATAACACCCCTGTCAACAATGAGACGATGCTGATTAAGGACAGGTTCAAGACTGTCAATGATTCTGTCTTCTTTCCGAACATTTGCACGTACCTCTTCAATATTGATGTGTTGTTTTGTGTTTATGAGATGTTTTTTAAATAATTCACCTACGATGCCATCTCCAAAGTTTGTTTCAATAACCAAGCTTGTGACTCCATATGTTCTGCATCGTTTGAGGATGTCGAGCAAGGTACTATCCGAGTACCCGTCTCTGTAGGCTGACATCTCATGCAGATAGATGAGTCCATTTCGTTGAGAGAGGAAGGCGGCAGCCGTTTCATCCGTTCCACGACCGCTTGGGTCAACACTGCAAATCGTTTCATCATAGCTGCTCCATTCTCCCACGAGTTGCATTGGAGAGTAAAAGTAATCACCCGGGAGGCCGACTGTTGGGGCATCTCGTATGACTTTACTAGGATCGCTGCACCATATGACATTCTCGGGTGCAGTAGTAGGATTAACGCTAGTGATAACGAGATCAGCCATTTTAAGGGGGAATTTTTGTGCATCTGAGAGTGTTGTGTCTAATTGAAATTGAAGCATAAAGTTGCTACGACCCATAGATGCTTCACGTTCTATGAGATCTTCGTCTGTGAATCTATCATCTGTAGGAGTCCATTCTTCCGCACCCATATCAAGGTCTTCTTGGATTTCCGGTGCAAGGATCCCCTCATATTTTGATAGCTTATCTGGTCTTGGGTATCTGGACGGCCAAACAAATGGTCTATAATTCCGCTCCGCAAGCCTACGATAAATAGTAAAAGTAGTCTGAGGAGTCCCGAGATACATAATACGGCTATCGCTTTTCGGCGTAAGGATGGATTCTGCTTCTGTGCAGAGTTGTAAGAGTTTTTCACGCATGAACTCCGTAAGTGAGTTACCCGGTACTTCTACGTCATCCAAGATCATCAGGTCTGCACGAGATCCTGTCAGCTGTCCGGTAATACCAACTGACTTGACTGATGGTGCTTGGTGTGGGCTACAGTTAACATCAAAGCTGATCCTTGACCATCTACTGTCGTCCGACTTGGGTTGGAGGTGCTTTAACCAAGGTGTGTCTATGATGAGTTTCTGTAGAAAGATAGACATGTTGTCTGCACGTTCTTTTGATGCAGAGATTATCATGACCTTTCTTTCTGGGTCGTTGAATAGTGTCCATAATACGAACGCACCAGTAATCCACGACTTACCTACACCACGAAACGCCTGCACTTGCAAACGCTTCGGGCCGTTCTGTAGGTAGTCCGCAATAGCGTACTGTGCCCTCGTAGGACTAGGCAAGCCCAGCTCTGCCCACAATGCCTGTAGGAAGAGCTTGAAGTCTTGCTGTAGTAAAACTAGGGAATTTTCCATTTTTTCGGTTTAAAATTTAGGCTCTCCAAACTCGTCAACAACGTTAATTTTATTAGCCTTTAAATACTCTGTTAGCATCTCACCCATATCTTTTGATAAATCTGGAGGGAAAGATTCAAGTGTAGTTCTTAATGCACGTTGTCTGTAATTTTCAAGTGTGGCAGAACCAATATTTTCTACTTTACCTCCCATATCTATAACAGCTTGAATTAACTCGTCAAATTCTTTCATAAATACTTTAGCAAAAGTAACTTTCATATCAGCATCAACCATAGCATTTAGTGATCTTTCTGGATATACATAAGCTAGTAAGCTAGATTCTAGATCAGGTTCTGTACCAAATACTGAGTTTACAACCCTGTCTAAATCTTGATTAGCTTTTCTAGTTCTGTTACCAGCAAACACTTGAGCAAACTTTAATTCTCTATCTGTTAGACCTTTAACAATATAGTCTCTGTTTATATCGACCATAGCATCAAATGCTTCTTCATTACCGACTAACTTATAGATACTTCTAGCAATCTCTGGGTTTGTATTATCTTTAAAACTAGCTGTAGGAGTAATTTTTTCACCTCTTAAAAATCTTTCAATTATCTGGTCAACAGCATTTATATGCCCTTTTTCAAACTCAGCTATATCGTCTAATGCAAGAAGTCGAGCAAAATAAGCTTTTTGTAAACTATTTATATCATTAATAACAATAGGAGGTTCACCTTTTTTTCTCATTCTAGAAGTTTGAAATGAATAAGTTTCTGTACCATCTAGAAGATTTTGTAATTTTTCTTTGGATATAGGAGTTTCAAGTTTAAAACTCATATCGTCTAATATATCTTCAATACTAGACTGCCCTACTCTACTATTAGCAATAAAATCGTCTACACTTGTAAAACCTTTTCTTAAGCTACCGGGTGGGCCGTCCATCATATCATTTAAAAAGTCAATAGTTCCAGCAGTTCCTGTATAACCTAATTCACTTCTAACTGCATCGTCATAATACCGTTGAACTACCTCATCTGTAATGTTTGGATCGTTTAACTTAGCTTGTACTTTTTTTACATCTTTAAGTTTAAGTTTTCTTCTAGCATTAGTTTTCATTTTGCGAATATCAGCCTTTGAAATTTTAAAGTCCTGAGTATCCTCAAACACAAACTGCTTGGCTAAATCATATTGTTTCTGATTAAATTGATTTGTTGCATCTACATCTTTTTTGATATTTGCCAGATCTGTACCACCTTCAATATTTGACTTTGGCTGTAAGCTTTTGTTAAATTCATCTTGACTAACATCAGTAGCTTTTTTTATATCTTCTGGATTAAGACCTTCGCCTGCTCCGGGTTTTGGTGACTGTTTAGGTGTACCTAAGTTTATACCACCGCCTTGTGCAAGAAGTGGACTTTGTTTCTGCATTGCTACACCTATATCATTAAGTAAAGCATCAGAACCTGTTTCTATTTTAGATTTGATAGCTTTAAATGCGTCAGGTGCGTTTCTTGCGTTAAATATACCAGCAGTAGTAGCACCAAATAGCATAGCTTCTGGCAAGTTAACCTCTTCACCTCTACCAAGACTGTATCCAGTCTCTTCAATAGCACCTGTTACACTACCTTGAACTACTCCTTTTCCAAACCTACCAGCTTTAGTTGCACCTTTAAATGATCCTAACAATGGTATTTGACTAGCAATACTAGCAGCAGTCATTTCTAACTTGTTAATATCTTTCTCTCCTCGTATCTTTTGAGCTAGATAGTTAATCCATGCACTACCTACAGCCTGAGCTGGTGGAGCAAAAGAAAAAATATCTAGTAAAAGATTAAGACCTATTTCAGTTGCGATAGATGCAGCTAGTCTAGGATTACCAAATTGATCTAGTTCTGTTTCATTTGGTATTAGCTGACCAGTACGCATATCTCTGTCAGGAACTTCTACTGTA